TAAAGAGCTCAAACGCAGATCCGCAACAGTTTCTTCTACTTTTGAATCCTTCGATCGTTTACACAAATGCGTACTGGCTTATGAAGCTCCTGATAGAGTTGAGCCTTCGTGTTTTATATTCGAAGGTCCTCCTGGCGTTTTTAAGTCTGTTCTTATGAATATGGTGATAAAATGTTGTAATAAAACTACATATGCTCACCATATCAAACCGATGAACGATGGAAAGGATTTCTATGACTCCTATAATGGAGAAGAAAATTTTGTGATGGATGATCTTGGGCAACAAGGTATATCCCAATGGAGATCAATAATAAACATGGTCTCCAATTTGAAGCTGCCTCTTGATTGTGCAGCGCTTAACCTGAAAGACACGAAGTTTTTCAATAGCGAAACTATCATGGTAACAACTAACAATTTCATGAACATTCATGGATTGTTGAGAAATGATGGTATCGATAATGTAGAAGCTTTGCATCGCAGAGGATACGTCTTTGACTTTTCTAAGATAACACGAAAAGGTGATAAGCTCAATGGTTTCTTACAATTCAAAAGCTATGATATGAAACTTAAAAATTTCATAAATAGTTTTCCTGAAGATGTGAGTAACTTCATGAGAGATCATAACATCGAAATAGACGTAAAACTCCCAGTGACTGGATTACCCCTTGGCAAGATTGCTTCCTGGATTCTGAAGATTGTAAGGGTTTTCAGCGAAGTCAAGAAACAGCATAAGACAAGTACTGACCTTAGCGAGTCTGAAATTAAAACAATTTCAGAGGACGCAGATATTTTTGTCAATGCTGAATCATTCGTTGATTCCCTTAAGAGCTTTTGCCCTATCATCATGGAAACTCTTACTCATTTTTGCAATGAAATTTCAAAGAAAATTGTCAAAATGACGTTTAGAGCTAACGTGATGGACTTCATGAGTGTTGGAATTTCTGCTCTTTATGTTTTGGGTACTGGATTACTTGTTTACAATGCAATCAAGTTTCTGATGCCCGTTAAATCTGTTTCACAAGTTTTTAAAAGCTTGTCCATAAAGAATGGTAAAACTCCTTCAACTCCTGTTGATGCAGTGCGAAATGCTACTTATGACATGGATGTACACTCTGGTGATGGTGTCTTTAGAGTTTGCGGAATTGTAAGTGGACATTGTATTGTTTCCGTTGCTCATGCTTTTTCAGCAGGCGAAGGTCACATTACAATTTATAAAGATCGTGATGCTAAACATGTTTTAGTCGATCATGCTGCCTATAAAGTTGTCCACAAAGATGATACAGCAGATGTGGTAGTTTTAACACTACCTCCTAATTTTCCCACACCGTTTAAAAACTTATCCAAGTTTTTTCAATCTAACAGTGTTTCTTCATCCATATATACACAAGTCGATCGTACTCCACAAGTTCAATCTTATGCCAAAGAGTTATGGTATGTCACTTGCGCCGGTGTCGTTTATTTACCCATGTTTATCAAGGTTTCGAAATCTAATGTTTATTATAGCTTTGACGGAACTGATTCAGGACCAATTAACGTTGTTAGAACGAGCGGACATGACACAGATCAAGGTAATCCCGGAATTACAGTGGGCGTTTCAGCCCCTGGAATGTGTGGTAGTTCAATTGTTCATGAGCGTGGACTGGTTCTAGGTCTTCATGTGGCAGGTGATGGTACCGATGGAACAGCTGTTATTTGGTCTCACTCTGTGAGAAATAAGATTCACCAAATACTTAAAGCTGATAATAAGTACAAAATAGAAGTGGATATTTCACCTAAAGTCCTTGATGATGTAAGTGGTATAAAGTTGCAAGCTAATGCTCATATACAGACACCCAAACAAACTAATTTTGTTCCTTCTCCTCTCTATGGAAGTTTTCCTATAACCAGAGAACCTGCTGATCTATCCAAAT